GTAATCTGTGCTTTGGGTATAGTCATTTGGTCTGCCTCAATATTAGTTACAAGCATATTCTTATAATAGATACGGAATGCACTCGGACTAATCTCTATACTGTAATCTTCGCCTACTTGTGATACTTCGATACCTTTTGCCGACACCATATTAAATAAAGCGTCTCCCGCAGAAGTAACACCATACGACCATATAGGACTACCATTATTCCAACCGCTTGTAGTCCAAGCTATACCCGAAGCGGTCATAGTGAATATGGTGTCGCTCTCAGTCAGCTCGGCTTTATTATGAAGATAATAAATAATAGAGCCGTCAGCCTGTCTTACAGGAGTCTGATATAAACCCAAAGCATTACTTATAAGTTCGTTAAGGGCAAGAATAGACTGAACGCTATCGTTCATTGACTCATTTTGAAGCTTAGTCAGATTTTTAATTATCGCCGACTCTCGCCTTGTTAAAGGGTTGGCGGACGCATAACCGTTATTGGTAACCGTTTCACCCTTTCCCTGTAATGATGTATTGGCGTTAAGTATGAATGTTACATCTGTAATTATCACATTATGCGATAAACCCTGTTTATCAACAAATGACGCCATATCAAGAGGGTATATATGAGGCATAGGTTTAGTCGTTGCCGTAAAAGGAACATACGAAAACCCCGCAAGGTGCTGATAGAGTACTTCTGCCAACGACTCAATGTCGTGTTGAATTAAAGCGTTATCTTCGATCAACATTGCGTAACCGTCATTACCGACCAAATGCTCTGTGTCCTCGGTAACAATCTGTACACCTGTTATTTCTATTGCATTTTCAGCCAAGTCCGAGCTAAAGCGTACAGTATTGTTTATGGTTGCGGTTGTTGACTCGTACCACTCAAGCCGAAGCTTACCTTGCCAATCTATATAACCACAAGTACCCGTTATTTCCGCTGCCCACGAAAGCAACTGTCTATAGGTAATATCATCACCTATAGGGTCGGAAGGAGCCTTTTTTATTTTCTCGGAAATTTTTGAAATCAATAATTCGTTCATTTTACACCTCGCTTATAAACAAAAAGGACTACCTGATAGGTAGTCCCTGTTGACTGTTTACGCACACCCTGTTATGTGCGTCTTATTACGCCCACCAAGCGTCCCAATGCTCAACGGCTTTCTTATGACGCTTTTTCTTCCATTTCTCTGTCTTCTTCTTGCCCTCATAGTGTCCTGCAATAACTACCGCAAGCGGAGCGCAGAGGAGCCACAACAAGGCTCCGGGCATTCTGAACATAGGGTTTTCTTCTTGTTTTACATTCTTGTTCATCAAGACACCTCCTGTTGGTTGCTCTCATACTCCTTAACTCTGCGATAAAAGGTGTTAGGTTTAAGCCCAAGATGTATCATTGCAGTTTTGGCGGTTATTTGACCGCTTTTCCATAGGTTATATTCCTGCTCAAATTGAGCCTTATCTACCTCTATCGGTTGTCTGCCTTTATATTCCCCCCGTGCTTTCTTTGCCTCAATACCTTCTCTTTGACGGGCGAGAATGTAATCTCTTTCAAGTTGACTAACTGCGGCAAATATCGTTAACATAAACTGTCCCGTAGGAGTAGTAGTATCTATCTTTTCCTTTTGAGATTCAAACTGAACTCCTCGCTTGGTTAACTCATCAACCAAAGACAAAAGGTCTTTAGTGTTACGGGCAAACCTACCGATTTCACTTACGATTACTATATCTCCCTCACGAACAAAATTCATCATTTCGATAAGTTTAGGGCGATTAGCATTTTTACCGCTGCACTTGTCAACAAATACTTTTTCAACACCGAGTTTTTCCATAAGAACATCTTGCCTTGCGGTGTTCTGTTCTTCGGTCGATACTCTGATATAACCTACTTTCATAATAACGCCTCCTTGTATTTGAGGTCATTATAGCATTGTGTTTTTGAAATGTCAATAGTATTTTTGAAATATTGCAATAATTTATGCAAACAATCTTTTTGTTTTTCGAGCGTGGTTACGGCACTCACCCCGCCCCACAGCCGCCGCCCTTGTTCCCCCTCGGGTGTGTGTTTCGTTAGGGTATAGACAAGAGCCAAACAAAAAAAGTATAAAAATATATTGCACACGGGTTATAAAAATATTTTGCAATATTTCAAAAAGTTTTACAAAGTCTATTGACATATACCACAATATAGTATATAATAACATCGTAATAGAGAACGGGCGCACCGTTAGCACCGACCAAAGCACACACGGAACGCCCACCCACAAACCAACCCACGCCGGGCGGCTGCTCCTCTATTATATCAGACACCCGGCAAAAGTCAATAAATATAATGGAGGTCAAAACAATGACAAATTACAAGAATTTACGCAGGGCTATAATAGCAGAGGAGAAAGCACGCAACACAAAGGCAGCTTATTTTATTCGTAATGGCTACGCCAAGAACTGGAGCGAAGAGCAAAAGCAGAACGCCGACCCCTTAACAGGCTTAAAGAGATATGCGACAGATCGCACCCTTGAACAGTTAAGCGAAAAAGCTATCACAAGAGCCGAAGCGGTAAAGCGTACCGTTAAGAGGGAAGAAAGAACAAACGCCAAGAGAACGGCGGCAGCCCTCCGAACTCTTGAAGAACTCGAAGCGGCTACCCCTACCGAATCAATAACAATTTATATCGAGTGGAAACGCTCGGCGGTTTGGGGGATGAATCCCAATGCCACAATATACACCGACAACGGGCGGTATTACGGACACGCCAGCGGGTGCGGTTTCTCAACTATAGAATCAATTTTGAACGCTTGCGGGTACCGTCTGAAAGCACGCAACGAGGAAAAACGCACAGATTATTATTATTTTGAAAGAGTTTGACGGGAGGCTACAAAATGAATAACAAGTTATATGCAGCCGTAACGGTTGAAGAGGGCGGCAAGCTCTGCGCCTATGTTGTACCCTTTACAAGTTCCGATAATGTATTATCAAAATTACATATTAAGGGCATACAGTTCGCCGCCGTATTCCCAACCAAGAAAGCCGCCGGCGAAACGGTTACCGCTTGGAATACGGCATATAAAACAAATGGCACATATTTATTTGACACGCCGAAATTTTAATAACTATCAGAGCCGCCTCGGCGGCTCGCTGTAATGCAACCGAAGGCGGTCGCAAGTCCGCAAAAATGCAGAGCGAAGCGAATTGAAAGGAGGTCAAAGCCTTGATATTTAAGAAAACTAAATACACCACGCCGGCGGGCAGCGTTCCCCGTTTATATGCCGATATGCTCGAGCAGCCGCATATATTAATAGCGGGAGCAACGGGCAGCGGTAAAAGTATCGTGATTAACGGCTTAATCTATACGGCACTATATAACGCACCGTGTAATACTCAATTTATCCTAATTGACCCGAAACGGGTTGAGCTTGTCGAATACGCTCGACTCCCTCACACGCTCGCTTATGCCTCAGAGCCTCAGGATATGGCGGCGGCTCTTAATTACGCCGTTGAGCTTATGGACTCACGCTATAAAGAGATGCACAAGCTGCACGAGAAAGAGACACACAGGGGGCATATGCGCATTGTGATCGATGAGTTCGCCGACCTTATGACAACCCAAAAAGCCGAGACCGTCAAGCCTATTTGTAGGCTTGCCCAGCTTGGGAGAGCTGCACACATTAACTTGATGATAGCAACCCAGCGACCGACAAGGGACATAATAACGGGACAAATTAAAGTCAATTTAGATTCACGGCTCGCCCTTCGTTGCCCTACGGCTCAAGACTCCCGAAATATAATCAATATCAAAGGAGCGGAAACCCTGCCCCGGTACGGCTCCGGGTACTATCTGACACCGGACACAATGCAACCTGTATTTGTCAATGTTCCGATGATACCCGAGGCAGAACGGCAACGAATAATAAATCATTGGACGGCATAAAATAACACCCCTGCACACACAACGCAGGGGCTTATTTTTTTGTGATTTTTAATCTTCGGCAACGCTCTCAATGTAAGTCTCTTCAAGTGCCTTTGTGTCCTTTGTGTCGCCGAGCGGGTTATTTGGCGTGATAACGACCTCTTGTTTGTCTGCATACCCGAAATTGTTTTTCATCAGGAAGATGCCCGACACGGGGTTAATTTTGCCGTTCTGCATATAATCAACCATTTGCATATCGAGTATTTTCATCGCTGTTTTTAGTGTGTTGGCTACCTCGGGGTTTTTGCCTTTTCGCCCTGCCCGTATCTCCCACAAGTAAGTTCTATCAATATCTAACGCAAGAGCTAACCCTGCAACCGAGGGTTTCATATCATCCTCCGCACTAATCGCAAAGTACTCATCAACCCTTTGTGCAACTTCTTCCGTATTTGCCATATTGACTTTCGGTAGTTTAGCCAACTTGAGCGAATGCAATATATACTTTCGATTCTCTCCCGGCTCTGTATGTACCGTCTGCTTCTCGGACAGGTCTGGTCTTTTCCTCTTCGCTATCTGCTCACCGACCTGCTTTGTCTCTTTGTCTGTCATTTTAATCTCCTTTCGCTTTGTGCGTAAAATGCGTTAAAAATTTTTTCTACCTTTTATATATAATTATTATTTTATTTTCTTATATAATAGTAAAAATAAATTTTACGCTTTTTACGCACTATTTATAACTTTCTCTATGTGTTAGTCTGGAAAAATTTTACGCTTTTTACGCACTTTCAGCATTTAAGGCTATCCCGTGAGCAAAAAAATCTCTATGACCTCTCATTATAGGATAACCCTTCATCTCAAGTTCAAGGTAAAAAGTA